GTCAAGCAGAGATCAGTGGGCTTCTTCGCTTTCTGTTAAGTCCTCGTCCGGGTTTTCATAAAACTGCGACGCTGGACCTTCACGTTTGTCAAATTTAAGAATTACTTCCTCATTAAGTAATTCAAAAACTCGCTCACGGAATTTAGGCTCTTTCATTTTAGCAGCCCAATCTGCTGAACGGAATTTTTCACTTTCACCATCGCTGTAAGTAAGTGTATTCCATGCACCAACATTGAGACTTGTACTTGATTTGATTGCTTCAAATAGTGATTCATCATCAAGAACACCAACACGATCTGCCCACATAATCTGGAATTCACAAGAACGTCCTTGTGTTCCAAACCGTGATTTCTCTAATCGTGCTTTTACGAGTGAACCAATACGGTATCCTTTTGAATCTTCAACGAAACTATCTTTTGCTTTTGAACCAGTCAACCAAATACGCAAACTATATGCATATGCAGGTGATTTTCCACCAGGAGTGAAAAATTTCTGTGATTGTGTCATATATTTTGGATTACCTTCTGCACCAATATTCAATTTAAGTTGATTTAGGATAAGAAGTGTTGAACGGCTTTCCGCAATTGGAATAGTTAATTTTGAGAAGCCTTTTGAAAGAATACGAGCTTTCATTGCCATTGAAGACTGTGGATTAAAATCACCTTCAACATCGGTGACAGTTGGTGTCATTGCAAGTGAATCCCAAATAAATAGAAATCGTGAACCACCATTCTTCAACAATTCTTCGATCTGTTCAAGTACAGCTTCCACTGAAACTGCCTGAATATAAAGCAGATTATCTAGATCACAACCAGCATTTTCTAAGAATGTTGGATCAATAGCACTTTCACTATCAAAGTAAACTGGCGTAATATCCAGTTTTTGTGCATTTGCTGCTACTTGTGCTGCAAGATAACTTTTACCGGTGGCTTCTTCACCAGCAATTTCACTGATTTTGCCTACTGGAATTCCAGCTTTCTTACCACGGCAAATAATTGAATCCAACCAAGTTGAACCGGTTGAAATCCATTCTGTTACTTCTGTAGGATTTTCTTCTGTTAAATCGTGTGCGACATTCATACCTGCTTTTTTATTAAGCAAGGTTCGCATTTCACCTATTGAAAGTTTTCCGGCCTTTAAACCCATATATACTCCTAAAGAAAAGGAAGCAGTACAATTTTACTTATACTGCTTCCTTCTCGGTTGTTATTCTAACATCAATCTCGTAGAGATTTAAGGGCTGCGTCTACACTTGATGCTTCATCAAATTTAGTTACACCCTCGTCATCTTCATTCGGTGAATTTTCAGAACCATTTAGGAACTGTTCAAGAATCAACTTGATTTCATCCGATGGACGGCGTTTGTGAAGTTTATCGAAATCTGGAATACGTGCAAGAATATCTTTGCATGAATCTGGATCCATATCTTTACACATTGGACTTGAACGACGCTTTAGTGTAAGCTTGGTTTCAGGGAATTTCTTTCCTGACTTTTTACCATATTCAAGGTCGATATCAACGCCTTCTTCAAGGTCAGTTACGTCACCATATTCTGGATTTAGAACTGTCTCAATAAGGAACTGATATGTTGACTTGCTATAACCCCAAATCTTGGGTCCATCTTTCTCGTCACCACGAATAAGAACTGGTGAGAAGAAGCGTTGCTTTTTCACAAGCTTTGAAGCAAGTTCTCGTGATTCCTCATCTTTATCGTTGTAAAGTTTCTGTACGAAATCACAGATTGGGCATGGATCACCAAAATTTCCTTTTGGACATAGGACACTTTCCTTTGAAAGTCCATAATGGAAGAAATACGATTTGAATGGATCTCCATCACCAGTTGGTAGAATTCGAATTGTTTGTACGCCCTCTTGTGGGGACCAGAATTTAGCGTTTTGTGCTTTGCCACCACCTTTTAGGGCATCAAGCTTGTTACGCATTTTTGAAATATCAATAGCCATTTTGTTTTCTCCGTTACAGCCTTAATTGGCCGAGTTAATACACGGTCTTCAGTCGACCGCATCAGCACCTTACCACAGATCACTTTGCTTGTCAAGGGTCGATCTTCACATTTTGTAAAATGTGGGTGTTTGCTTCAACATATACGTAATTCTCTTTCCACTCATTTTCGTATACACCAAAGCCACCTTTAATATCATCACCTAACTTTTCTTTTACTTGGTTTTTAATTTTTACCAAGAGCTTACCATCTTTTTCTAGAACTGTCTTACTTATTGAAAAGTAATAAAATTTATTTGTTGTGTTTACTAAATTGTAGAACAAATTTTCTTTTCCCGTTGCAGGATCTGAAATTCCGAATGTTCCGATCCGTGTTATAGCAGACTCTTCCTGATCTGTCAAGAGGATTGGTTCGTCGTGCTTGCAAACATTAATCATGTGAAGAGTTGAACAAATAAGCGAGTTCAGCTTTTTATGATAAAGACCAATTGGTGTATCACCAATAACTTGTTCCATCATTAAGTTATCAACAATATACAGCTTATTGAACAAACCTGAACGAGCATATTCTTGAAACACATTAAACGTAACACGCTCTTGCAAGAAACGTTTCTGAGAAAGAAGCGATGTATCTGGCCTAACATAAAGAACGTTGATCCTACAGTGTTTTAACTGCTCTAGAATGGCTAAAGCAGTACCAGTTATTTCACTGGAACCAACCATGATAAATAGAACTTCTTCTTTTACATCTTTAAAGAACTTAGAAAGGTCTGGGCACTTTTCTTCATATTCTTCTGGAGAGGAACATTTCTTTAAGTTTTTAGTTCTTTGATTTTCTTCTAGATCAAGACCAATCTTATAGACACTATATTGTGGATAAGTCTGAAATTCTTCAGCTATTCTTACCCCGCCATTTCCTAAACCGATTACGAACATTTTCAGTCCTTTGATTCAATTTTAACCATATTACCGAAGTCTTTTCCAATAGATACATTGACAGGAAAAATACCAAAATCATTGTTAGCCATAATGCGACTAGCCTCTCTAACGATTTCTGGTTCATTATCGGTAATATCCAAAAATACGGCATCATGAATGATGAAAGCAATAAAGCTACTCCTCTCTTTTAAGTATGCATCAACTTTAAGAATCTGCCTTAAAACAAGGTCTGCTGTTGTCGATTGTACCAAATAATTTAGTGCATGAAATGGATCTGCTTCAATTTTTCTACCAAATGGGTTCGTTACGAATTTGCCGTCGTAATATTTTTCTAGAACACCTTTAGCGTCAAATAGATCTGAAAACTTTTCATACTCTGCTTTTCTGGAACCATATAACCAAGCAAATAAGCCTTTTTTAGCTTCATCTCTGCTAATGTTTAATTTCTGAGCATTCCATTCGTGTAAATCTTCTTTTGGCTGTTCCTTTCCAGCCAGAGACAATAACGTTCTGGCTTCTGCCGCATTATAATCCAATTCAACAAATTGGCTGTTGGTTGGCTTTACAATTGATCGATATTCACTATTCATAGTTAAGATCGGAAAACTTTTTGGTTGAGTACTTAATCTACCAGTTTTAGTACCAAATTGGTTATAACTTACTGATCTACTATGATCTTTTAAAGATCTAATAAATTGATTAGTTTTTAGGATCTTGTTGGTAGTATTTGTTTTTAGATCTAAATTAAGATCTCTGGATCTGATCCTACTGATCAAGTTTTCAAGTGTTAAGTAGAAAGAATAGTTTTGTGGTTTTTGATAGTTTTCAAAAACACTATCTACGATCTTACTTTTTAATTCACAATATTCAAGAAGAAATTGTTGTGGTACAAGATCAAAGAAGCAGTTATCATTAAGATCTACCTTTGCTTCTACGAAAGATCGGTGAAAGGCATCAAGTTTTTTATTCTGAAAATCTAATTGGTTTTTAAGATCTTCTGGACAGATCTGTTCAATTGTCTTACCTTCTGACCATAAGTGACCGAAAAGGATCTCACCATCATCAAAAGTCTGTGAGTATTTCCAAGTTTTCTTTAGATCTCTTGGAAACTTATTAAAATACAGTTTACCATTGGTGTAGATACCCTTACACCATTCTTTATCATCAAGAGTAATAAAAGCCACAACGCCCTCAACGGAATTGAAAATTTCTTTGCGGTACCCGCTCGGTAGAGGGGTACTTGATCAGAGGTTGAATATACCTCATCGCTTTGCGCGTGTCAAGCTGTTCATTAATTTGCACGAATTCTTGTACAATTTTATTAAAAGTGGAATTTGTCCAATTATAATTGTTTTCTCTCGCTTTGATAAAAACATATAAACGCATAAATAACGTATTAAATTCTTTATCTATTTTAACATTATTGATATTCAGATAAGGTACAAATTTATATTCTGGTTTAACTAAAATTTCACCAGTAGATTTACAAATTTTAAAATTTGGTATTACAACAGTTTTCTTGTCTACTATC